TCTCATTTTCTGTTTTATTTTTTCATCAGCATTTTTATCTTTACCCCATTCATATCCTAATATATTATTCTCTAAATTATGTTTAGCCATACAACTTTTACTACAAAATCTTTTTCTCTTAACATCTCGTGAATTATTTAAAATCAATAATTTATTACAATATTCACAATATTTATTTATTTTCCTAAAATCAGATGGCATGTTTTTATTTACTATCTTTATTTATTATCTACATATTTGAAACAAATTCAAAATATAAAATATCTCGAATTTATCATTTCATATATATTATACCACAAGTAACACTCTATAATCAATAATTAGATTATTTTTTAACAACTTTCCCCTGTTCTGCCTTTGCTCTTATTTTCTTTTCGCCTTCAACAAAATCATTCAAAAAATTTAATGCTAATAATTGACCTTGCCCTCTAGCTACTTGTGTAGGTTCTTTAAATGGGTCTATACTCCTTAATCCACTTTCTACAGTCTTAATCCATCCAGTAGTAATAAGTTGATATGCTTGCCAGAATTTACTATAAGATAATTCGACTAAAAGGTCTTTCATTGTATCAAGTTCCATTTTTTCACCTGGTTGAGGTGTTTGTGTTGTTGTTTTTTTCTTCATATTTTTATATTATTTATTATTTATTATTTTTGAAGATATTCTGGTATTTGTAAACCTAAATCTATATAATTTAATTTTATATATTCATTTCTTTTATTATCAACAAATTTTTTAGCCTCTTTGAATTTTCCATCATATACCATTTTTTTAATTTGTTTTCTCCTTTCAACTTTTAAACTATCTGAAATAGACTTTGGATATCTATCCATTAATTTATTTAAATATTTTTTCTTTAATTTATTAACTCCCTTTTCACGATTAGCTCCATATTGTATATCACTAATCATTGCTCCACCATGCTTTATTAATCCTCCAATTGGAGTTGAATCAGCTACTGTTGTTAAAATTTTACTTAACCATTTATTTTTCTTATCTGCCATATTATTATTTATTAATTAATTATATATTAACGTTGAATACTATTTGCACGAGTCTCTAATTTAGCTTCAGGACTATTTCCTGGTTTTTGAGCAATATTTGTATTAACTTTAGCCTGCCCTCCCCGATTCATACCTCTTGGATTTGTTGTTGGTAATGGAATATTAGCAGCCATTGGAGGAGCACCAGATTGCAATAAGTTAATTGGTTTTTTTGCTTCAGCAAATTGAGATGGTCCAGCAGCAGTTCCTCCTCCTAATAATGCTAATGCTTGTTGAGCAACATCTTCTGGAATTTGACCACCAGCTAATTTAGTAGGTAGTGGCATTGCACCAGCCTCTGCACCTGCTTCCATTCCTGGTTCTATACCAGGTTCTGGTGGTGGTGCTGGTTGTTCTGCTAAAGTAAGCGATTCAATATCCCAATTCCAATCATATAATAATTTAGAAGTAAGTTTTTGAGGGTCAAGAAATGGTAAATTAATAAGTAGTTGAAATAAATCCATATCTTGTTTTTTCTTAACATCACTTTGTCCAGCAATAGAAGGTAATACTGTAGCTTTAAAATCAAACTGACCCATTAAATCATCTTTTTCAATTAAAGGAAATTCTATATTTCCATTATCTCCAAAAATACGAATATTAAATTTCTTTGTAAAAAATTGTTTATGCATTGAAATCCAATATCTTTCTAATGTTGAAAATGCTTCTCCTAAATGATTAACATATAATCTTACTCTTTCTAAAGTTGATTCTCTTAAATGTCTTGTTTCTGTTGCACTACCAGTTTTTCCACCAACTCCCATAGAAGAATCATCAACACCAACACCATATCTCATATCAGCCTTTGTTAATTCTTCTTCTCTATATGAACTTGTTTTAACATCACTAAATTCAACTGATTTAACGCCCGCTGGGTCAGTTGAATAAATAATACCAAATGGTCTAGTCACTAATTCCTCTTTATTAATATTTGCTAATGGATTAACAATCCACATTTTATGAATATTTAATGTTACTGCATCTAATCTTTGATTCTTTATCATATTCAACATTATTGTCGGATTTTCAAGAATTAAAGGAATACCATAACCTTCAAATTCATCAGGAAGTTTCAAATAAGTAACTGGAATAAATGGAGCTTCTTTAAAATCATAAGGTATTGGAATTTCAGCTTTTGGTAAAATAGGAACATCACTTACCATTACAGCATATTTATCTTCGGATGGTCTCCACCATTCAAATACTTCATACATTTGTAATGATGAATCATTATTTGCATTTTCATAAATATTATTTGTTGCACCAGAACTAGTTGGTGTTACACCCTTAACAATACTTTCTTGAGTAAATTTAACTTCACCCCTAATAGATGCATAATTTGTCAAATTTCCTCCTTGTTTTTGTGTAGCCATTTCCAATCTTTTTTTATCATACATTGGATAACGACGCTTAATTGTTGCTTTATTTAATATTTTTCTTCTAAACCAAAATTGTTTATCTTCTTTTTTGATATTATGCCAATCATACCATAAATCATAATTATCAACATTTTCTACATATGGAGCATCGTAAAATGTTTGTGTCTTTTTTTTAAATTTCATTTTCTTTTTATTGATGTCAACTCCTTCTAAAAATTCATTTGTACGAACATCTTTTTTCCAATATGCTTGTATATATCCAGTACCATAAATCAAAGATGAACTAACAAGCATTTCAGCCATAGCATCAGCTTTTGCAGTTTCCCAATCATATTCAAGTAAATGTTGAACTTTTGTAGCTTTTGGTTGGTCGTCTTCAGTTCTTCCTTGGACGCCAATGTCTGGTCTCGCATCAAGAATACGAGGTTTTAATGTTTCTACAACAGCATGAGCATATGGTACAAAAACATTTGCTTGCCATTGTTCGATTTCTTTTTGTCTATCTCGTGTATCACAAATATAAATTTTATACGCTCTATCTAACCTAGGGCGAATAATTGATGTAAAATAATTTTTAGCATCAATAAGCTGTAGGTTAAATTTCTTTATCATTTCTACCTCGCCTTTAGAATAATCTTCAGGACGATAATCTTTTATTGTATTAGTCATATATTTTTAAATTTTATTAATAACTAAAATTGACTGGTAAATGTTGTTTATAATTTATTTGGTCAAGTTTTTTATCATAAAGCACTTTAAATCCTTGTAATCCGATTCCTGCTGAAAATATTGTATCATCAAAAAATCCAGATTGTGGTACCATATTTCCATTATCATCATAAACAAATACTGACATTTCATCTAATAAGATTTTACTATGAATTACAATTTCTTTATCTCTTGCCATCTGTATAAAATCATCTATTAATAATGGTCTAGTAACTTTAGTTGTTTTCCATCCTATTCTATCGCTTGTTGTGGTTCCAAGAGTTTCAAGTTTAGCTTGTCTAAAATACATTGATGGATAAATTAATTGTTTTAAAACAGTTACAGTGGTTAATCCATGATTATTAATTTCTACTACCATTAAAGCATTGTTATATTCTCTACCTTTCTTGTTTAATATTTCTCCAAATCTATCTGGAGCAATTAATCCACGCCACATAGCAACTTCTTCTCCTGTTTTTCTATTCCATATTATAGCAACAGAATAATCTCCGCCTTCTATACCTTCGGCTACATCTCCTCCACAAACATATAATCCATCTTCTTCTGGTTCTCTATAAATTGTCCATCCATCTTTTTTATATACTATAAAATCTTTTTTGCCCTTTTCTTTTCTAACATCTCCGACTTTAAGAATATTTCTTCTTTGTTGTAGTATAATCATTGATTCAAATACTGAATGACCTGAGGCAAGGAACTCGAGTCCATATTCCTGGGCGAAAATTTGTGGACCCTTACTCTTTCTCTTTTTATCCATTTGTTCTTTAGTATAACCCCACCACCAACCATATTTCTTTTTTACATATTCATTCTCCGTCATCCACATTCTATGAAATAGATTAGCAACTCCTTTGGGGGTGCTCTCAATTACAATTATTCCTTCTTCGGGAATTGATTCTTCTAATCCAGCCATTTTTTCTTCTGCTTTATCCCAACTTGAAAGTTCTGTAATAAGACAAAAATTTATTGTAAAACCCCGCCCTACATTCTCGCTACTTGGCAAAACTAAAATTTTTGAATTAATCTTTGGAAAACTCAACTCATATTTTGAATCATATTGAAGAGTTGGTCTTAATGCCAAAGGTGTTGTATTATAAAAAGTCTTAACTTTATCAAGTAATTCAGATACAATCTTTTGATTATATCCTACTAATACAGTGGTAACACCAGGATTCATAATTGTCTTGTGATAAAAATATCCTGTAACTGCCGTAGAATTGTGTGATACAAATCCATTTGCAATATATGTCTTTTCTGATGTTTGTAAATCTACTACATTACATTTTCCATAATTTTCAATTGAAACTATTTTAGCCCATCCATTATTTGGTAATGCCTTACCTTCCCACCATTTTCTTGATAAAAATCTAGATGGTCTAGTTTTACCAATAATTTCAAATAGTTCATCCATTTTATTTATAACAATCTTATATACTGGTTTAGAACCAAATTTACTACTTGTTTCAGGTTTTCTTTTATCTACTTCTACTCTATATGTTAAATTATTATTTTTAACATATTTAAATAAACGATTTAAAACTGGTCCATCTACTTGAGAAACATTTAATGAAACTCCAGTTCTACTTGGTTTTGATATCGATCCTTCTCCATCTAACATTCCACTAAACCATCCGTCTTTATAACTTTTATATTCCCATGGTTTTGTAATATATCTTACTGAAGTACCAATTTTCATATCACTAAATTTTTTCCATACAACATCAGTGCTACATTCCCATTTTTTAGTCATCATTTTATGTTCAAGTGTTCCTATTAATGATTGACCATTATCTAATATTATTTTTAGCGTATCTGTTTTAAAATTAAATTTATTTTCAACTATTGCTGTTCTCATTTTTCTTTGTTTACAGTTACCAGGCTTATTTTCATCAACAGAAATAATTGAATCACCAATTTTAATATTTTTTAATTCTATCCATTTAAGATTAGATAATAACACTTTTGTATGTTCTTCTAAACAAAATCCAAGCTGGCGAGCTTTCAAGATCATCACACGGTTATGAACTCTTAATGTATTGAATAAATCCTTTTGAGCTTCGTTTAATTTAAACGGAGCTAATCCTCCTTTTTTAAGTTTTATTTTTGTATAATTTTCAAGATAGAACTTCACATCTTGAAGTTTTTGCATTTCTTTATTCATATAACTTTATCATTTTATTAATTCATTTTCTTCTTTTAATCTATCCATCAAAATATTTCTTAATTCCTTATTATTAGGATTACACCAAATATCCTTACCTATATCAAAATGAACTACTTTATTATTAAATTTTTTAGGTATTCTTTTTTTAATTCTTTCTTCAGCAACAAAATATATTTTATCAGCCCAATTGCCCATAATATCCCAAGTTTCTTTTGTGGTTGTATCAGTGCCAATCGCAATAACATCATTTAATTTTAATTTATCTTTTAAAATATATGCCATTGCTACACTTCTACAATTTCCTCTTTGACATACAGTTAATATTTTCATATTTTGTTTTCTCTCTTTATTCATATAAATCTTTTCCTAATTTATTTTCTTCTTCTTGTTTTCTTTTTTCTTCTTCAGGAACTTCAGGAGTTATTACTTTATAATCTACACTCTTTATTTTTTTAGGTTCATCAATTTCTTTTATTGTATCCCTAACAACATCTTCCCAATTAGTTTTACTTTCATTAGTTGTTTCTTGATAACTATCTAATCCTAAAGATTTTAATAACATTTGCCATCCCTTTAATTTAATTGCT